CTGAATGATTGTGGTCTTGCCGTTCTGACGTGCAACCGAAACAAGGCTCGAGCGATGCACAAACTTCTGATCAGCGTCAACCGCCAGCATCCCTTCAAGAGCATGTATTTGCCAAGGCATCAAATCTATCTGCAGCACCTTTTTAGCCATGTCCCCCACAAGCCCAGCTAGTGAGCCGGCATGGTCAGGAATGATCGTTTCCAGTCTCGGCTGATCATGGCCAGTTGGCGCCAGTTCAGGCTGATCAGGGCTGTTCACGACAAAATGTTGGATGGGGCTCGGGGGCAGTTGGGAGTTGTATAAAAAATCGTTTATTGCTTTCTCTCTGTTTTGTTTTGCGTTGGCTAGTTTTTTGTTTCGGTATGTTGCTCCGCGCGCAGAGTTGCATGGCTTACATGCTGCAACGTATCCGTCTTCTATTGTTCCGCCTTTGTCTGACTCGACAAGGTGATCAAGTTCTGTTGCTGTGTTCTTTTTACACCAATGGCAGATAGGTGAGTCGCGCAGTAGTTCTGCTCGTGCTTGCTTGTAGATCGTTGTGTCGTGTTCGGTTAGTTTGCGTGTCATGCTCGCGCGCTTCGCTTGCGCTGACGCGGCGCTTGCGCGCCTTGTCCACGATTGTTGTTTGTCATGTTTGTTGTCGGGTTCATGTTTGTGCTTTCTTTGTTTGTTAACTGTATGTCATCTGCAGGTCAATAGATGTGTGAATGCTCCACCCACCAGATTGCCCATCCTGGTTCCCTTTGCATTCAGCCGATTATGTTTACGGCTCGCCTCGGCGCTTTGCTCGTTTCATTTCGTCTTGCATGATTCGAGGCGCGCCGATCTACCCTCGTTACCGAGTGTCACCAACTGCCGTGCGAATGGCTTAGGTCGTGCTACTAGCCGATTGTTTACTGTTTTGGGTTGCTGAGAGTGTAGAGAATGTACTCCATGTCGCTGGGCTTCCACACAGCTGCATGACATCCAGCCAACTCACAAGCGTTTAACCAAATCTTTTGCCCAGGCGTCAACTTGCCCTTCTCCGCCTTCAACTCAATAACCAGCGGACGGCCACCTTGGAATGGGTGCACCATGAACAGATCAGGGAAACCCGTGTCACCCTGCACGTTCGTCATCCAACGCCCTCGACTGTTCTGTGCCGGCAGATCATGATGAATGAGCCAGCCGTAACGCTTGGCAATGCTGATCACCATGTCTTTGAACTCGGCTTCGCTCATCTTCGGGTCAAACTTCTTCATGTATCGCTTTCAACCAAATCTGTTCAGCAATGTGCAGAATGCTCCAACGCAAGTAATCCAAAGCCTCGTTTTTGCGTGGGAAATCGGTAATTACTGTTGCCAATTCTTCATGCAAACGCACCAAGCGTTGCAAAGCCAATGTTCGCTCATCCAATGTCATCGCTATTCCTCTCTAAGAACACTCCCAATGCGTAAGCACTCAGAAACCCTGATAACCATGCACCAACTAGCCCAATCACTTGAGCACCTCAATGATTCTGGACGCCTCATGCGACTTCAACAGTTCTAAGACCGCGCTGTCATCGTTTAGTTCGCGATGGATTAACTCAAGCAACCGCAGGTCATCCATGTTGGCGTCTTTGGCTAGTTTTTTGATGTAACCAATTTGTTTGGGTGTGGCGAATGCGCCGCGTGGTGTGTGAGATGAAGCCCCGGACGGAGCGGGCTGGGTGTGACCTTCGATGGGATTCTCCGCCCGGGACACTTTTGCCATTTCGTTGCGCGACGGCCTAGGCCCAGATGTCGGCGCTTGTAATGGACAATTCGCTATCGCACGACCAATCGCGCTGGTTTCACAGTTCTCCACAAACGATGTGGCATTCACACCACGGTCTGATTTGATTTCCTCTGCGTAGCCTGTGGCGACTGGGACCTTGTCGTCTTTGTCTGCGTACAATTCGCAGTAGAACACGCACGCATCTCCTGTGTAGTTCATCATGCAGGTGTAAACACGCCCGTTGGGGTATGCAGCCCACCAGCGGACTAAACGCGATTCGACTGTTTCGTAGTTGCTTAGGTCAAAGCCCATCAGATGCCAGCCCACACGCTGAGACGTTGTGCATGGTCATGCGCGCCACCGCGCTGAGCGTAGGCGAGTTCGCCTGTGTTGCGAATAAGACCACGGCGTGATGCAGCGTTTAAACGTCCTGCAATGCCTTTCGTGACAGGGAACTGGTCGCCAAGATGTTTCCAAATATCGTCAGAGGTGAAGAACCCTTTGGTGCGTGCCACGTGCAAGATCGCAGCGTCCACCTGGTTCTGTTCTACTCGTGTCCAACGCGCATCAGCTGACGATTGTGACGCCAACATCCCTTGAACGAATGGCGCTAGTTTTCTTGCCGGCACACGGCCATCACACACGAAATGTGTTTTGCCTTGTATGTCGGGGTAGGCGATTGTTGTTTTGCAGATCGTACAGTTTGCCATGTCGGATTGTCCTTTGTCGGTTAGGAATGTGCTTGTAATGCTTTGATTGCTAGATCGAGTGTAGTCACATCGTGGAGTGGCATCGGGTCTTCTAGTGATAGCGAGTTTTTCATTACGCGCAATCGCTGGATGAGTGAGGCGTGAGGGTTTCTGCTGACGTTCATGATCTCGTCTAACAGTCCGAACACAGCCATTGTGTGGTTTGCGTTGGCTGATGCGTCAAGCACCATTTTGCGTGTTTCTTCGGTCAGTTCACCTTGGTTGAATGCGACGCCTTCGCTCATTTTGTTGTGCTCCATGGGCCCCAGCCGTAACCGTGTTTGTTGACCCCGTAGTTGTAGATCTCTAATGCTGCGAGGAGATTAGTTTGAGCCTGTAACAGATCATCCACGTTGTTTATGATTCCGCGCTGTTTAAGCCATGGTGTCCAGAAACCGTTGATCTGCATTAGACCGCGTGACCCACCATTTGGGTCTGTGCTGTTGACCGCGTTAGGTGTGCAGGTTGACTCACGAAACATCACAGATTCAAGCACGGTGCGCTCGTCAATCGGCCAGCCAAGGTTTATCGCAAGCGCGCTGAACTGCTCACACGCTGAGGCGTAAGGGTCAATGTAAAGCGTTGAGCTAGTCGTTGTCGTTGCCGGCTCAATCAGGTATTCCCGTGCTATGGGTGTGGTGTTTGATGGGCCACCAGACGCGTTTGGAGCGCCTGTGGCGAGCGTGAAACCGAAAACGGTACAAAGTATTAGCCCTATGATTTTTTCTGCAAAGTAGTTCATCGTTTCTCCAAAGGTATGGGCACACCCCAACTTGAGGCTGCCGTTCTAAATGCGATTTGTCCCATGAGGAACTTTCCCGACTCGGGGCTGCTAAAGATCTGGACCAAGATTTCTTGGCCGTTGTCCATCACTCCTGTGTAGACGCTGTAGTCAACTATCTGGGGGTCAGTCATAGCCTGTCCTTTTGTCGGTACTCCGACCCTAGAAGATAGATCAGGGCTTTGGTGGGATTTCGCCGAACACCTTTAAGAATGCGGCTTTCACCCAGATCACCGAGTCCGCTTTGATGGGGTCAATCTCAACGTGGAACCAGTCGCCACCGGGTGCACCTGAGACTGTTGGCTTCGAATACTTAGACCATGCTTGACGATCACAACGCCACGCACGCCCAAACTCTTTCGGAAAATAGTCAATGATCATTTGGACGCCCAACTCGTTTGCGTTGGCAACCACAACGTCAATGAACGCTAAAGCGTTTTTGCGGTTTGCTTTAGGTCTTTGCGCGCTCCCACGATACGACAAGTCAACAGCTCTTCCCGTCGCGTGCACAGACATTGAGCCTGGTTTGCCTTTCATGTCGCGCACACCATAGGAACCGTTATTCCATAGCGCGCCACCTGAGTGGTAGATCGCTTGCCTTATCCATTCGTCCATGCCGGCGCGTGGTGCGCGTGCTGGGCCGTCTGCGTTGCCTATGTAGTCCCGTGCGCCTGGGACACCGGGTTTAGCTTTCGCTACAGCCACGCCCGAAACCTGAGTCTTTAGGGTTTATCCAGCGGAGCAATGGTGGGATGATTGCTGCAATTGCGCCTTTGGCATAGTCGCGTGGCTCGAGGGTCCCTGTTGAGTAAACGGCGATGAGCGCGCCAATGACTGAGCGCACATAACTGGCAAACATTGCTTTGTCTTTAGCGGTGATTTTCAACATGGTTGTCTATCTTTTCTTCTATTCGCCCAAGGACTTGATGAACTCTGCCGTGGTCTTTTTTGTTGTCGCTGCCGATTTTGCTAATGAGCGCCACCACCACAGCGAAACCACCACCGACCAAAGCAACCACAACTTCAGTTTCCATGTCATGCCGCGTCTGGAACCAACACAGACATAGTTTGCGTGCCTGTTGAAACTACGCCGTAAATCGTTTCATTTGGTGGAAGTTGAACGCGCATAACGCCTGCTGCTTTGTCAACATAGAAGCCTGTGCTGGTTGTGACGTTTGAGGCGCCAAGGTAAATCGTTCCGTTGCCGATTACATGCAACATGATCTCACGCCAGCCAATCCACGCAGGAACGACAAGCGTTGGTGACGTTGTGACGGTCACCTCGGTCCCTCTCATGCTGGCAGTTCGTTCGCTAGTTCAGTTGCTTTGGCCATGGTTGCTGCTTCGGTTGGTTGCAGCTCTGGATCGTCCATCCATTCGAGGCAAGCGTAACTATCGCCTGGTTCGTTGAAACGCCATGTTGTGCCGGGTGCTAGTTCGCGTGTCGCGTTGCCGATCTGGCTGTTTATCTGCTTTTTTGTTGCCATTATGCGACCTTCGCAATCGTGATCTGTGTGTATATTTCGCTTGCAGCGCCACCTGTCATTGCCACGCCAAGGCCGTTAGTAGCCACCGCGGTGTTGCAGAGGTATTGGACTTCAAAGTTTTTGGACGCCGTAATGGTGAATGAGCCTTCGAATTGTGCGTAGCCACCGTTTGCGTTTGAAAAGTAGTTGTTGACACCGTTGATGGTTGTTGTGCTGTCTGACGTGTTACGCAAACGAATTGCTACGCCTGTGACGTTGTAGAACGGGGACATGCAAAACACTCGGTAAGTACCAGCGGTCAAGGTGATCACGCTTGCTGCGATGCTTGCACCAATGTTGTTGCTGATCGTTGTGTTTAGTGTGCGCTTCGTGAATGCAGATGCGACGCTTGCTCCGCCCTGTGTACCAGTTGCCTGTGTTTCGTTAAAGATTGCCAACTGTGTAGCCGATGATGTGACCGCGTCTGGCATAAAGATCGCTGCCGAAGCAGTCGTGAAATACAAGATGCCTGACGCCCATTGAACCAAAGCCAACGGGCCTGCACTTGTCACCGTTGCCGTACCAGCCGTAACCGTGCACGTGCCAGCACCAATGTTGGTAATTCGAAGCGTGTCGCCAGCTGTGAATAGCGCGGTGTTAACGGTGATGGTTGTGGCGCCTGCAGCGTTCATGGTGACGTGCTGGCCTGCGTTGGCGGCTACTAGCACGTATGAGGCGGTTTGGGCGCTGACTGTCCAGTTGTAGTCGTTGGCTTGCAATGAGGTCATTTGGGCTGCGGTGAGTACCTGCCCGGTGCTGAACGTCTGTTTTGCCATATTGTCTCCTAGGTTAGTGGGTTATGCGAGGCCGTATGTGGAATCGTTTAACGGTGAGCCTGTCTGGGATGAGGTCAGGCCCCATGTGGCGGTGCTGCTTGAAGCATTGGCTGTGCCGTTCCATTGTTGGCTGATCAACGTGTAACCCGTATAAGGGTCCGCATATGTGCCATCAAAAAATGGCAAATATGTTGAGGTTGCTTCAAGGATTAAATTATCGTATTGGATTTGGTCGCCAATTACAGCATTCGTTGAGGTATAAATATAAACGCGGCAAAGGTTGGCTGTTGCCGGGGCTGTCCCCGTAACACTTGCAATGGTTGGTGTAGCAAAAGTATTGACTCCACCACCAAAAGTGGCGACCTGTGTTCCACCGTTAAAAAAGTTCATTTGGGCGTAATAGCTTCTCGCACCAACAGTTCTCAATCCCTTAAAGCTGAATGTGTACGTGGTGTTAGGGGAAATGGAAAAGGTGTCGCTAAAAAGCCCACCGCCACCTGCGACCGTGTAGGTGGATTGACCAACCCAAGACCCTAAACCGAATGTTCCAGAAACTCTTGCGATAGTTGCATTGAACCCGTTGTAGGAAGTGGTGTTAGTTTCAAAACTTGGGTTTGTCAATAAGTTTGTGCGCGTTGTAGTTGTAACAAAATTGCTTAAAGTCCATTGCAAGAACGTGGACGCTGGACCCGTATAAATCGTCACAATATGGTTATCCACCGTCACGTTATGACTAATGCCCTCAACGAACAAATACTCTGTCACCGTCTGCGGAACCACCCCAGCAGGAAACGTTTTGGTGACCGCGATCTGTTGCCCGATCTCAAGGTTCGCCACAATGTTTTTGTTTGCCTCAGACAACGTGTTCAACGAAACCGCCAGGTTGCTAAACCAGTACGCAGGGACTGACCTGATCAGATATTGGGCGAGCGCGCCAGCGTCCTCGATAGTTGCCAAAAGGGTGATAACGATAGGTGTTTCCTGCACACCAAAAGTTTCAACGCTGTCCTCATCCGTAGCTGTTGCGTATGTCGTTTGCGGTGTTGGGTCTAGAGCTGTGGGTGCTGCAGGGACGATCGCCACGTTGACCGTGTTAACCACAGACTGGCTGGTCTCTTGAAAGTAGTTACGGTTCACGCTGTTAGCGGTCGCGGTGCTATCTGGTAGCGATGCGATGCGTTCAGCAATTCCTATGGTGTAGTCAGACATGATGTTAACTGTTCGCTATGTCAAAGGTTTCGTAGTCAATCCCTGTGCCGGTATCTGACAGGGTTGCTAGTGGGTTGGTAACTTCGGGTTGGACTCGAGGCTGTGCTGTGAACGCGCCTGAGCGTGAAATGAACATGCGCCCGTATTCACAGTTTTGGATTCGTAGCAGGTAGTCCTGTAATGCGGCGCCTTGCTCAATGTTAACCGCGCCGATCGTGGAGACACCTGTTGCAATGTTGCGTTGACCTGCGCCTGTGAGCACACCTGCAGCGTCCAGCACAGCGTTAACACGGTCGCCATATTTTTGTTGTGTAGTGCTTTGCGCGTTGAGTTTGATGTTGTTGAAGGTTTGTATCGCATCCGAGCAGGTCACGTTGACATGGGCGAAGTTGGGTTGCTGCACGTTCTGATCGTAAGTAGTGATTTGGCCTACGAACAGAAACTCGCCGTTACGACTAATCCGCACAGGCGTGGCAACACCAATAGACAAGCGTTGGTCTGTGGTGTTGTAATACGGGCTGGCGGTGTTCACAACCGAAAAATAGAAGTTCTTGTCATAGATACGAAACGACGCTGTGCCAGGGTTGCAGGACGGCTCACGGAAAGGGTTTTGTCTGCCGCGCATAATCTGCACGTTCTGGATGTATTGAGTGATGTCATACCAGACAGCGCCACCAAGCACAGCTGTGGAGTCGAGTGCGGAGAAGTCCAACTTGAATGCGTTGGCTGCAGGTGCGCCCGTGGCGTAAGCCTCAACGGTGTAGGTGCCACAGTTCGGGATGGTTGCTGGCATTGTTATGCGGTTCTAATTCGTAGCGGGCCCACGTTCTGATTGTAGAAACGCAGGTTTTCATAGACGGCGTTAGCGATGTCGGTTGATGTTCCGAGTCCGCCTTGGATGTTGATTGTGATGTTGCCACCCATGCCCCGCATTTTGTCAAGTGGGACCACGGCCTCTGGGCCTGCCTCACCGATCAGGGCAAGCGTAGGAGAACTGACGATTCCACCGTTAGCCATTGCTGGAATTGCCAAACCTTTATTTGGTGAAGTTGGAGGTGTGTAAAAAAATGATGGTTGCGGTATTACGTTCATTGGAGCATATTGTTGTTTTGGTATGTCTTTGAACGGACTAATTCTATTTATGCCCGTAATTGCATCATTAACCATTTTTACGATGGCGTTGTTTAATGTTGCTACAATGTTCAACAATTGATTTGCAATGAATGCGCCAACTGATACTGCTGCTTGTCCAGCTTCTCGGAAACTAAGTTTTAAAGCATCGAACGCTTCTTTGTCTTTTGCTAAATCATAAAACGAAGTAAGTGTAAGAATTGCTATACCAAGACCAGCAGTAAAATTTCCTGGTCCTATTTTGTTTGAAGCATAAGCGAATGAATCGCCAAGAGCGTAATTAGCTGCTTTTACCAATGCGTTGGTTGCTTCATACACTTTTAAAGTTGCATTGGCGGCAAGAACGGCAGTAGCCAGGCCGCCTACGGTTGCAATTAATACAACAATCGTTGAAGTGTTTTTTCCAGCCCAATCAGCCATGTCTTGTAAATATGGCAAAAGTTCTTCTAATACCGGGAGCAATGCTGCACCAATTGACTCTTTTGCTTCGGCAATTGAATTGTTAAAGATTGCCATTTTCCCAGCTGCGGTTTCAGCATTTGCAGCTGTTGTGCCGCCAAAGGTGGTGCCGAGAACACCCATCACATCATTAAGGGATGCACCGTCTCCAATCATAGTTTTCAATTCAGGGGACAATTTCTGCAATGCTTTATAATTTCCTTGGTAGGCTTTAGCAAGTGCATCGGCCACGGTAGCGCTATCAATTTGCAATGCCGTGCTGATATCCATGACAAGGTTCATGTCTTTCATTGATTTGCTGACATCTTTAGTGCCACGTGTCAATGCTTCTAAAGCTCTGCGATAATCCGTGTCGGCAATTCCGGATGCTCGACTCATTTTTGTTATTTGCTCTTCAACACTTTTAATCTGTGCATCAGTTGCATTGGTAACATTTTTTAATGTTTTAGCAAGCATCGCCTGTTCTTGCTGGTCTTCCATAGCGGCCTGTGTCGCGCTACCAAGAGCAACAGCCAAACCAGTCAACGCGGCAGCTGCAGGGACCGCCGCTTTTTTGATCGCAAACTGGGCTTTTTCGCCTGTGGTCTCAAGTTGCTTAAATTGGGCGATTGCGCGCTTTATTCCACGCGCATCAAACTCGGAAACGATGGGAAGTACTACAGCCATTACATCAACTCTCGTGAGGTCTTATCCATGACGCGCTTCACCAAATCGGTCATCCGTTGATTGACATCGTCTTTGTTGCGCTCCCATGCTTTCCACATTACTCGGGAAGGCTTGCCAAACTTGGCGTTAAGACGGGAGCCCATCACGCCGTCAGTCAAGAAGTCAAATAGACCTGCGTCTGGGTTTAGCCATTTGACCACAAAGGTTGCAAGGTTGACATTTTGCCCTGCGTATTCCTTAACCTTTTTTGTGTTAATCATTGCCTTGACGTTGTTGTTGTTGCTCCAAGGAAAGATCTCATATTGCTTGGGCGCCCACTTGCGTGACCATCCGCTTAGCGGTTCTTTCAACGGAATTGCCTGATAAGCGTCGTCTACCACATTCTGGACAATGCCCTTGTAATCTCTGGTAATTTCACGCCTTAGAGACTTGTCAATTTTGTTTAAGGTTTTCAACGCGTCTTTAATGCCGACAACTTGAATGGTCGTTTCAATGCCTCGCCCTTGTTCTGTAAAACTTCTTGCTGGCATGACTACCTTCTTTTTTTGTTTGCCTCATTAAGCACTTTAATGACCGTAGCCACATCCCTTGAGTCAAACACAATGTCGCTAGGCCACCAACCGACCGCGACCAACACCTCTGCTAGTTGGCGGCGGTAGGTGCCGCGTCCGTAGGGTTTGGGTCTGTCTCGTCCAGTACCGGCAGAATGTCGATGTCAGGGTTTTTGCTAATCCACTCGCGCCAGTTGTCACCAACCTGCTCGCCTTTAAGTTTCAAGATCGTGTGCATCCAACAGCAATAATCTGAATACAACGGTGACGCTGAGAGTTGTTGAATGTTGCGACGCTCAAGGCGTTCCCATTCGGTAACTACAAACAGGTTTGTGTAGTAGTACTCGGGTGCGCTGTCGGGTGTGCGCTTTAACTGCAACTTGATTTTCATGTTTCTCCTATGTCGGCTCGGAGCCGTTAATTATGCGGTGGTATCAACTGAGTACGTTCCACCCTGAAATTCGATATCCCATTGCGACAACTCACCCAAAGAAGCGTTGATTACAGGGATTGAGGCAAGGTAGGTGTCAGTCAAAATAAAGCCTGGGTTAGTTGCTCCGTCTGCAGCTGAAGTTGGGTTTACTTTGACGGTGCACTTCGTTCCAAGCAACGGTGACAAAACCGCATAAGTCTGGCTTGCTGCATAAGAAGCGAAAACTGTGAGCGTCAAAGAGTTGCTGAACAATCCCGCGGTCATCGTGCGCGACGTCTGGCCAAAGGCCGTGTCCTCTAATGCCTCGGCTGTAACCGTCAAGGTTGCGGCGACCACATCGTCGGAAATGTCAACGATCGTGCCGATAGCGGCGCCGACTTTCACAGTTGGGTTAGAGAGGTAAGTTGATGCTGGCATGATTACTCCTTTAGTTCTTTGCTAATAGTAGATGATTTGTTTGCGGTCATAGTGGATTACGCCGATTGCGCTTCAATAGCACAGTCAAGGTCGTAGCACGGGTACAGCGCGCCACCGATCTCAAGGCTGGACGGACGGCCACCCATCACAATGATGCTCGAGCCCAGCACCGTTGCCACAATGCCCAAAATGGAACGAAGCACCGGCAGACCTGCAGGGCCTGAGCCGATCACCTTTATTGGGAACTCCATTCGCACGATGTTGCCGTTGCCAGCAAACGTGGTGAAACTCGGGGCATCCAGATACACGCAATTAGGCGCAAGTTTCGTAGGGTCGTTAATTACTCGAAGACCTGCGACAGCTGTGAGCGTTGCGGTGACATCGTCAATCGCTTCGTTAAACAGATCGGTGTACGACATCAGGCAACCGCTGGACGGGGAATGCCAAGCAACTGTTTGACGATCGGAGTCAGGCTTTGCTGTGGGGCTGAACCCATGCCATCAAACGTGGCGTAGGTTGCCTCTATTGACCCTCTGGAGCGCCATAGAGCGGCCGCATACATCAAAGTAGCAAGTGTGACGTCATGCCCTGGAGATGTCGTTAGGGAGTCGATATAGCCCGATTCCTGACGCCTGCGGTAACAGAAATCGTTTGCAGCGTTTCTTGCTTGGGTGGCGAGCGTGTAATCGTCTGACGGGTTAGCCAAAGAAATGCCCAAATAGGTCACCAATTCTGCCGTGGTAATCCATGTGCAATTCGGGCTGTATGCAACAGTTCCAGACGCGGCGGAACGCTGGACATCGTCAGCTGTCTTGGCGTACAGCACCTGATCAGCAATAGGGACCTGATAGTCGTAAAGCAGATCGCCCTGTGTGTCAATGCCTAAGAACAAATACTGTGGCAATGCGCGCACAGTAAAGGTTCCGTTGAATGTTGCGTCTACTCCAGCAACCGTGATTGAACTGCCGACTGCAATCTCCGATGGGGTCAGAAGTTGCAGTACGGCAAAGTTGTCAATCAGGTACTTGTTAGTAACTGTGTATGTAGCCATGAGCGGATGCTCCGCTCTCGACTAAGCCTGGGTGATCTTGCGGATCATTCCAGAGATTGCAGCGAACGTGCTGACGTATCCGTGGAATGACATGTTGCGACCCAAGACTGACGGCTGTTCAACGCTCATGAGGCCACGGATGGATTCGTAGAACTCGTAAGCATCGCCTGCGCCTTGACCAACACGGGTGATGATCATGGTCTTGGCAGCGAAGTTGCTGTCAACTACCAATTGCAAGCCGAGTGGGTTGCCGTTCCATGATGTTGCTGTTGCGTTGCCAAGTGCGTTCTGACCGGTGAGACCAGCGCCGATGAATGGGAATACTGGACGGCCAGTTGTGTCGGCGAGCTGTCCAAGTTGACCCCATACGTCTGGGCTTACGAACATGTGGGTAGGTGTCCAGTTGCGGTTTGTTGAAATGTCAACTGCCGAGTCATAAACAGACTTGAGCAAGTCGGCTACGGTTCCGTCCCAAACGCCTGACGAAGTTGCTGCGGTGAGCAAGTTGTCTGCAGCCAAGTTGTCAGAAGCGATCATGTATTCGCCCATGAGGTCATTCAAGATCAACTGCATTGCTGCAGGTGAAGTGAAGTCAATGTCCTGAACTGAAAGCGTTACTTGGCCAGCAAGTGTGGTCTTGCTGATTGAGTTGGATGCGATCACCATGGTGGTTGCTGATGCTGAACCAAGTTCTGATTGCGATGCAACGCTGGTGTGCGTAGTGATTGTTGGACGGATAAAGGTCTTTGACTGTCCGCTGTCTGGGTAAGCGCGAGCGCCTACAGCATCGACTACTGGACGCAAGAAGTTCAGGTCTTGAACCAATGGTCCAAGTACTGGAACTGGCAAAAGACCAGGTGTATCGGTCGTGAGCACGTCACCTGCAGCTGCTTGCAATGCGGTGCGCTTTGACGCGCTGTACTCGGCTACTGCAGCGTTCATGTTCTTGAACGTGTCGCCACCGATGTGGTAAGCGGCCATGAACTCGCCAGCGGATGGAAGTACAAACTCTTTTTTGGCTTGTGCGAAAATTGGCGCGGTTGGGATGGTTGCCTCAACTGCTGGTGCGGTTACTTCTGACATAGGTTCTATCTCCTGTTCTGGGACTACTTCTTCATTTAACACTACTTCAACTGGCTCTTGGTGGATACTCGCAGCAACGCTGGCGATGTTTGCCATGTCACCAAAAGCGCCGATCGGAACGAGGCTTAACTCTGTCCAATCCGCTGCTTCAATGATCATTGTTCCTGCTTCGTCATATGAGAACTTGGTTGGGTTTACGCCCACAGATACCTGGTCAATTGTGCCGTCTGAGGCCATAACCAAAGCATCATTTCCAAGGCTGGTGGCGCTGATCTTGGCGCTGAACATCATTCCCTGTTCGGTGTCTACGCGCTCGGTTACAACACCAACTGGCATTGAAGCATCGTGGTACATGAACAGGCGTGGTGCTTTGCCTTCGACTGGCAATGAGCCTGGACGGAAGATGACTTGCGTTCCATCCGAAACTGTTGCCGGCACGTTGTATGGGACGGCGGTTCCGCTAATGGTGCGTCGTGGCGTGTCGCCTTTAGCGGCGTCAAGCGTGAAATCTCCTGCGATTAGTTTGATCATTCTGCAATCCTCTCTTGTGTGTCTTCTTTAATGTTTATGTCTTCACGGTCCATTGTGTCGGCCATAAAGTTTTCTTCTAGGTATTCGTCGGCATCAAACTCGACATAAGTTCCGCGTGGGAGCACGTTGTCCATTGACAGCGCGCCAGCGATCGCGTCTGCATACAGTTTTACACCGAACAAGTACAAGTCTGCGCGTGCTTGCTGTGACGATTGGTACGAATAGGCGCCAGTAGCAACACCAACCAAATACGGTGGCACGTTTGCAAGGCGTGACATTTCAAGCGCCTGATATTGCGATGCCTCAATCAACAGCATTTTGTCAGGCGTTGAATTGGTTTCTGTGTAAGACAAATATTCGTTGAGCGCTGCAGTCTGATTGGTTGCACGCGCCGCATTAAACGCAGACGCCAGATCAGCAAGTTCTTGCGCGCTTAACGGTTCGCCACCTGTTTGCTTAAGTACGCCGGCAGGGATGCTGGATGATGCGTTGCGGTTACGTGCTGCTTCAAGTTTGAGCGCGGTTTCAATAGCACCTGGCGCGGAATACACAAGGCCCTGTGCTGGCGATAAGAACTGCACAAGGTTGGCTGGGTCAATTTCTCCACCCTGAAAATAAACTTGTGACGATGGGGCAAACCACACAGGGCCAGCCATGTCGGTCGTGGTGATTGAGCCTGCAGGCAGTCGAGTGAATGATGCAGGATATCCGTCAGCTGTGCGTGAGGTGATGTACCAGAATGCGCGCCCGAACATCATCAGGTCGTCAAGTGTCCACGACATAAGAAACTGGAATGAAACTGTGGGGTCTGGTCGGCGTATCCATGAACGTGGAGCAAGGTAAACCTTTTCCATGTCGTCACCGTTCCACATTTCTGTGTACATCTTCAACGGCATTGAACCGATAACGGACGCCATGAGATCGCGCGCACGGTTAATTGTTGGCACGCTGATCGCTGCGTTACGCGCTTCACCTTCGCGGTAGGTGTAGTACTGGCCGATCATGTTCACGCCAACATTTGACGATGAGTAACCAGGTGCGAAACCACCAGCCGCTGCCGCCTTTGTTGGCGCTGGGCTGATTGCTGCTTTTTTGGTTTTGTTAAATATCGCCATATTCCTACTTTGCCACATGGGTGGCAACCGCACGAGACTTATCCGATTCCGACAAAAGGCAAGGCCGTGCGGTCGCCGTGGAGAATGTTAGTGGTTGACGGCCACAAGCATGGGTTTACCTGTGTGCGCTGGTCGCGCAATCATGCCAATACCCCAGACCATTGTGCGCGCCAACTCAATCGGACCGGGTGACCGTTTGCTCGATAGCACAATCGTGTTGTCTGTGCGAACAGCAACGGCGCGCTGGACATGTTCGGCAAGCAGTTTTTCGCCTGTGTGAAGTAGGCGTCCCTCAGCGATCATGTTTTTCGCAAGCGGTGTAAACCGTCCTAACTCTGCGTAACCGACAACGATTCGGCGGCGCTCAATGTTCGGTGGACAGGTTGCGTCCACGGTTGGCGATAACGCAAACTTGACTTGCGGGTCTTTGGCTAGTTCTTGCACGTTTTCCCACAGCTCTGTGATTGACTCGGCAATGAACGCAACGGTGACTAGCACACGACCGTCAGACAGGTTGACGCATCTGGTCGCGCTGTATCGCGAGTCGTCAAGCGATGATTCGATAGCAACCACACCACCGCTAGGGATATCCCCTTTGTATTCCAAGGACGGCCAACGCCCAGGCTCAATCCATCCGCGCACAACACTTACCCAAAGGTTTAGGGATGCGCGCAAAAACGATGCACGATCAGGGTTGGTAAATTCTTGTCGGATGGTGTCCATGTCCAACGTGTGACCGAGCGCAGGATTACCCCACGCCCATGACGCAGGATGCAACGGGTCAAGGCTCGGGTCTGGGCTCCACTCGGCCATGTACATCGTGGACGGCTCGCCCTTGTCAATCGCTCGAATACCTGCCTCACGCCACCGCTGGAACAGCACCGATTCTTCTGTGCCGGCAGTACTAAAGAAACAGGCGAGCGGGTTTTTGCGTGCGCGCTGTGCCGGCAAGAGTCCGCCTTCAACCGAGTCGGGGTTGACGTCAAACAACTCGTCCACGATCACTAGGTCAATGCTCATACCGTGACCCTGATTAGGCTTCAATGCTTTCACCCACCATTTGCTGCCGTCTGGCATTGTGGCCTGATAACGACCATACGACTTCACGATCTTGGCGCCGTAATACTCCTCAAGAATTGGGGCCAAATCATCAAACAACAAACACGCAAGGTCCAGTCTGTGCGCGCCCGATACCACAGTCTGCTTTCCGCCCCTGATCTTTGGCATCTCCACCAACCAAAACAGGATAAGCGCCTGGATGATTGTGGTCTTGCCGTTTTGACGTGCAACCGAC